TACGGGAGTCAAGGTCGATGTGCCGGTGTCTTTCTCGACAGTACCGGTACTCACGATCTTGAGAACATCCCCGTAGAAGATACTGGTTCCGTAACTGTTGGTAACCTTGTATTGCCGTGTGGCACCAGAAAAAGTGCCTGCGCCAAGAACACCAACAGGACGGAAACCATAAGGGGCTGCTGTAGTAGCCATTTAGGTATCCTCCTTCCAAAGGACAGGGTTAAAGCACAACGGACAAAACCTAGAGAGGCTTTGCTCCGCCGCCGAAAGTTACCCGCGTAGACGATTCATTGAGTTTCGGCATACGCGGATCATCTTCCCGCATGAAGTTATGATTAACCGATTCGTGCTGCTGACGAGCCAGATTGGCAAAATACTCTGACCGTGCATTGTAGTTCTCCTCACTCGTCTTACACAAAAGAAGACCACCGACTTCGATGTTCCCGACATAATCACTGCCTCTATCAGAGGCCATCATCATCTCCGGATGATCCTCCGCTCTCACAGGCTCCCAACCTTCACGGAATCTCTTGGACGCATTGACGTTATCCTGATTTCCCATGATGGAAGTTCTGATCCAGCGAAAAACCCACCCGCCCTGCGGTGCAGGGTCGGGCAATACCTGGGGTGGTTCCCAAGACTTTTCTCTCTCACCAGCTTCGCGAGAATCGGCTTCTCTTGGTGTGCGCTCATCTGCCGCTATGTCAGCCATTGGCTATCTCCTTCACAACCTGTGCCGCATATTGTTCCGGCGTTATCCCAAGTTTGCTGGCGAGGCGAACCTGAGAGGAAGATAACTCCACTTTGCTCGGCTTCTTGCCGCCGCGACCTGCGGGGGCGACCACCGGGGTCTTTCGAGAAGTCGGAGGCCCACTTCCAGAGGATGCTTCCTTCTCAAAACTTTCGGGGAACTTATCTCTAAGCTCCCTATCCACGATGTCATAATATTCCTTATGAACCAATGGATTATATCCCTTACGAACAAGCTGTTCGTGTACACCTATCGCAAAGCCCGTCAATTGCTCATAGCCGGGTCTTTGAAACCATGAATTTTTCTGCAACCAAGCAACCGCCTTCGGGTCCGGAGGCGGCACATGCTGTTGCGGCTGTGCCTGATCCTGGGCCTCCTGCTGTACTGGCTGTTCATTATAGGCATCGGGCGCAGCCACATTATAATGTGAGCGCTCCGCATGCAGACGAGAGACATCCGACTGTGCTTCGGCAATGGCGTCGGCATCGCCGGTCTCATAGGCTTCCTTGAACCTCGACTTGGCGGCATCCAGTTCGACATCGTTTTTCGCAGAAACCTGATCGTACAGCAATCTGCGGCTGTTTGATAACTGGTCCTTTAGCGCCTTGTTTTCCGACTGCACGTTCTGCGCATAGCGGACTGCCTCGTTGTTCTCACGCAGTGCCGTTTCCTTGTCACGGCGCTCGTTGTGAAATTCATAACGCAGCGTGTCCATGCGCGACTTGACGCGCTCGGACAGGCCGGGAATGTCCTCGTCCACATTCTCCGATACCTCTCCCCTCGGAGGCCGGTTACGGTCCTCTTCAGGGGTATCGTCTATTACCGAAACCTCTATGTCAGGGGCGTCTTCCGCAAGAACGTCGATGGGATCGGTAAAGTTTCCGGACTTCTCTTCGGTGAAGAGATCGTCCTGGGCTTCTTCGACTGCTTCCGGTTCGGTGCTCATGCCCGTATCACTCCCAGTGGATTCTCGACAATGGCCTGGGGCACATCATCGGTGATAAGCCTGAACTTCTGGCCATGAACTTCGATGCGGGTTCCTGAATATGACCGCATGACAATCCAGTCGCCCTCCTTGCAATAGGCCCCGCTGGGAAATTTCCTTTGAGGGGTTTCCGCATAACAGTCGGGACCCAGCGCCATGACATAAGCCGTAATGCTGGCCGTCTCTTCACGGTCCCGCGCATTGTCCGTAAGGTAAATGCCGCCTTCCGTCTTCTCCTCCTGTTCAGGCAGCGCCACCAGAATATGATAAGAGCAGGGTTCCGGTAGCTTACTCGCCGCCTTCTTCTCCTTCTCCTCGCTGAGTTCAACAACCTTTTTATCGGACACAGGTATCTCCTTGCGTTTTCGCTCTGAGCGGGGGTAACGCTCCCCCTGCGCATTTGTTAGCCAACTGGCGGGCAGTGACGATCTGCCCCGATGTTTCATGTGAAACATTCACCATTCATCCCGATCCGTCTTCGGCCCTTCTCTGTTTTTCCATCAGGTCCAGCATTTCCCTTTCGGCTGTCGCCAGTCCTTCTATGATGCCAACCATCTTCTGGTATTCGTCAAAAGACTTAGCACCGCCCATTGCAAGATCGTCGGCCCTTTCATTCATCAGGTTCCGCAATATCTTTCGATAAGCCGAAAATAAAGATTGATCAAGCAATATTAACTATTCCTGTTTCTCTTCGTGTCGTCATCCAGAAGGGCCTTTGCCACTTCCGTCGAGAGCCGCGCCCTCTCCAGAACCGCCCTTTCCTCTGCTTCGGAAACTTTCAGGGCCGCATTATCCTGGGTTTTCGCGATCTCAATGCCCAGCTTGACGCCCTCAAGTTCAGCATCCTGGGCCATCTTATCGCGCTCAAGCTCCTGGGAAGAACGCTCCTTCTCGGCATTGAGCATGAGCCTTGCCCTGTCGGTCTCGGCCTTCCTCTGAATGTCTGCCTGACGAAGCTCAAGCTCCTTCTGCTGCAACTGGAACATCGGGTCTTGGGCCTGCTGCTGCGCCTGCTGCTGCTGGACCTCGGCAACATTCTTGTTGAACAGCCTCTCAGCCGCTTCCGCCACCAGCCGCGACAGCTTGACTTCGATGTCTTCGGGCAGCGGTTCGTTCGGCGGCGGCAATTCCACACCAAGCTGCTTTTCGATCTCCCGACGATACTGGAAGCCAAGATGCTCCTGTATGTGGGAAGACATCGCTGCGGCAATAGTTCCGGCCATCGGACTTTGGGAGACAAGCTGCTGTATCTTCGGGTCCTGTATCGCCGCCATATGCACCTGAATATGGGCCTCATGGTCCTGATAAATGAATGCCTTCAATGGCTTGCCGTTCAGCACATCCATGTTCTCGCTGACCGGATCACGCGGCTTCATCTCCTCACTGAGAGGAATGATCTTCTCGGCGTCCTGAATGCCCAGAACATCCAGCATCTGCCGGTGCAATTCTGGCAGATCGTACATCTGCGGTGCCGACTGGGATAGCTGGAGAGCAGCCTGATACTGCATGATGCGCTGGCTCATGGTCGCGGCGTTCGGATCGGACACCGGAATGACATCCACGCGGCCATCAAAGTCGTCGCCCTTTATGGCCTCCTTGTCATCGGCCTTGTATTCGTATTCGTCTTCCGCGTAGTCGCGGACGATACCGGCAATCAGGGTGAACTCCTTGCGCATGGCATCGTGGAGCCTCGCCTGGATGGCCGACATGACTTTCATTGACCGCTCAATAAGAGCCAGGGTGGTGCCAACCGGGGCGTCCTGTTTCATATCCGCCAGCTTCAGATCGGTGATCGAAGCGAAGCGCCTGCCTTCCTCGACAATCTCTCCCAACAGGGCGTGCAGAACATTGCTCGGTTCCTTGTAGGGCAGGAAGGTGATGTTATCTCTTATGGCTCCGCCAGGAACGTCAACGTCCCTGAACTCACCGGGCATGATCGGAGAATCATCGCCCTTGATGCGCAGTCCCCTGGACTTCAGGCCTCCCGGCAGGTTCGACAGGGTTCCGGCATCGACAAGCTGCCTGAGAAGCGAGGTTGCCGACTTGGCAATGCCGCCAATCAGGTGGATCAGGCCAAAACCGTAGAACCCAAGACCGGGCATGTACTGATAATGCACGAAATGCAGGCGCTTCATGCGCAACGCATCGTCCTCGTACCAGTTGCGCCGGATCGACAGGACGGAACTGCCCCCCTTGACCATGGTCACCACATAAGGCAGGGCGATACCGGTCTCGTCGCCGTCATCATCGGTATCCTCGTAGCCTTCAAGGTCGAGATCGACGTGCATCTCCAGCAAAACATAGCGGTCATCATGCTCGTAGGTGGGATTTTCCCCCTCAAGCTCGTCGTATTTCTCCTGAATATCGGAATAATCCGGCGCATTTGGCGACAGTTCGATGTCGCGATACAGGCCAGCGACCTGTAACTTGCGGATATCGTTGTGGCTTTTCCGCATCATGTGGGTGTAGCGGGAGGCCGTCAGAAGATCGGACGCCCCGTAGCTGACAACGAAGTCCTCTGCCGGAACGAAATGGGAACAGACACGACCCATGTTGGGATCGTAATAAACCTTCTTGAAGGAGGAACCGGCCAGGGGTAGGGAGAACAGCATCTGCTCCGTTTCCGGCCTGAACTCCGTCATCTTCTCGGTCAGCAGGTAGTTCATGTGCTGCTGGATACGCTGCGCCTGCTCTTCCTTCTGGTCCGTTATCTCGCCAATAATCTTGGTCTTGACGGGACCGGAGGCAGGGAATAGCTCCATGATCGCCTGTGACTGGAAGCGGACCACGGCCTCGGTCAGGATCGGGTGATAGACACCGCAGGCTCCCGGCCATGGGGTTGTCCTGTCGTCGGCCTTCAGGCCAAGCAGATCAAGTCCCCTCGTATAGGTCCGTGCCCAGTCGGCGCGGGAATTACGGTCGCCTTCAAACTCCCCGTTCAACTGAGAGGCCAGCCGCCCCAACACGGTGTCCTCCATATGCTCGGCCAAGTTGGAATCGAAACCGTCATCACCGCCGGTCTCTCCGGAGCCGGGATCAAAGTCAATGACGACACCGCCGTCATCGGTGGAGATCGCCACCGCTTCTGGATTGACAACAGCAACCTCAAGCGCGGACCCCTCGGCGTCCACGTCAAGACCCCGAAGCTCTTCCTCCGTGACCGTACTGTCGGTGCGCGTGGGAGCCTGGGCGATGCTCTTGTCAATTGCCATTAACTAGACCTTCTTGATGGTCGATACCCAGTCAGCCGGGGGCTTCTGGGCAGTATCGGTAATCTGGTCCGCATAGGCATAGAACTTGGTGCCCTTGGTAGCAGCGCCGGTTCCCTTGATGGGTATCTGCTTGCGGGGAACCTGCTCACCTATGGTGCGCCCTATCACTCTCGGCTTATGCATATCCGTCTCCTAATAATATTCCGCCCTCTGCGCGGGCATTTCCTGATCTTCGTAATCGGAGGCAACGCGGAGGAAGCCGCCCTGCCGGAAACGCAGAAGCGCCTGCGTGCTACTATCGACAAGGTCGTCATGGGTGCCCACCGGAAAGGCGGCGAACTCCTCAATAACTTCTTCCGCCCAGTTCTTCTTCGGTGCCCAGACAATGCCGGAAGCGAACAGATCGCTGACCGCGTTTACTCTGGCAATCTTATCGTTCCCCCTCGACGGGGTAAAATCGCTGACCGGAATACCCATCTGCCGCAATTCAAAGATCAACGGCGAACCCGCTGCCTTTGCCTCAACGATGCAGGCGTCCGGCTCCCACTGGTTATAAGTCTTCTGGGCCACCTTCTTCAGTTCAGGAAACTCCATCCTGTCCTTGAAAGCATCCAACAGAATAATATTGGCAGCATCCGTGCCCAGATCATCGGGCCGATAGAAGACACCCCATGTGGTGCAGGCCGAATAGTCGGACCTCTGAGTTTTCAGGAAGGCCGTATCCCATGACTGGATGATAAACTCGCAATCCGGAGGCTCGTCCTCTTCCCAGACACGCCACCAATCCCGCTTGATCATGGCCTGCTCTTCCGCCGTGGGGTCCTGCTGATATTGCGCAGACCACTTGGCGGCGGGCAGTTCGGCCTTCAACCTTTCCAGTTCATCCTTCGACCAGTATTCCGGCCACAACGAATTGCCTGATGGCAATATAGCGGGAAGCTGTATGACCTCCCATTCGTCGGAGCCGTCCCTCTGCTG